GCTGATTTATGGCGTACCGGTAAGTTAATAAGATCCTAGCTTATAGCTTGAGTAAAAATTTTCACCCCCGTAGGGGCTACGTAAAAACCTCATTGATCTTTATTAACCCCCACAGAACACTTTTAGAACTCCGTTGGAGACAGGGGCGACCAGGCCACCCCTGTTTTTTTGCCTACCCAACAATCCATCCTAAGTGGATGGGTTGTTAGGGTAGGCATAGAATGTCGGAACGTTGAGAAAATAAAACAACGTATAATCGGTTCCGACCCCCGCATACCTCCAAATCGACGTGTTAAGTGTCGATGAGGAAGGTATTGAATTATTACCTGTGATAATAATCCTTGAACAGTCAGTATTGCCCCCGTCATACGCGGCAGCTGATGTCGAAGACACCGGGCTAGTCCACGTCGATGGAGCAGTAGATTGGAATTTGAATGAAGTGTAGTTTGGTAAAGCCACACTTAATCCTGCATTCGTAGATTGATGTGTAACAGCTGAACCACCACATCCTGCCGGAAATTCAGTAAAATAATTGGCTGCATTCGTACTAATAGTAGATTGAGCGTAATTTACTCTGCTGATACTTGCGGTAAGAGATTGAGTAGGAATCCTCGTGATTGAGATATTCCCCACATTATCTGGTCGCTCCGGTAAGAATGTCCAATGAAACGAACCTCTGTGCCCAATAAAAGCCGGGGCAATCCAAGTGAAAAAACTTGGATTGCACCAGTTGAAATTGAAGGTCGAGGCTGGCACATTAATTCCTTTGGCAGTGTAAATGCCATTAGGATCATAGCCATACATTGGTGGAAAGCGTGTCTGGTCAATCTTCATAAATGATATTTCATTAGTGTTTGTCGCTATTCCGGTTCGGATTGTATCGACCAATTGCATACGCCGCAAAAGCGGGCGCAACGATCGCACACTCTCACCGAAGTTAGTCAAATACCGCTCTGGTAAACCGACAGGAACAGATGAGCCCATAATGTGGCTATCCGATTCCTGAATGTATTCCTGATTGGTATTAGGCACTGAGACAATATCACTCTGAATGGCAAACGTAGATACCATCGATCCAACGTTCGCAGGATTCGCCAATTCAAAATTTTCAGCAGCTCGCACGAATATCAAAATTTTGACATTTGTAGTCAATACTGGAGCTGTCAGAGCATTAAATACACGAACAGTAATAACACCATTATCTCTCGTATCGTCGTAACTGAATGTTGGTGAGGCACTCAGTGAATATGGAATATTCGTCGTATTTTTCGAGTTATTGATTGAAAGAAAAGGCAAAGCTTGTTGAAATGGGATTCGAACTTCCACATCATCAGTCTCACCTATATCTACAATTTTAGTATAGACAGTCTGCGTAGAATTTGTTGTATTATATAAGGAATTAGCAGTCTTTCCAGCTGGATCAAATGAAATCCTTAATCGACCCTTATGGTATTTCGAACAAATAATCTTAAAACGGAAAATGATATCGCCCCTCCAATGCTCAAAGCAATCAGATACCCACGCCATGGGCGTTCCATACCATCTATTCACGCCCCCACCCGTAAAATCATACATGAATGGGGTAATTCGCGAACTGAAAAGAATGGTATCGACTGTTGTTGAATTAGTCCAAGTAGCAGTAGTCAAATAACTCTCGCGAGTAACTAAATGTTCAATAGCTAATTCATCTACGTCAATATTATGCCCTATAGTCTTAGGATCTATTGATAGTTCATTTTTAGGGTCCACAGTAAGCTTCTCCAATGGGTAACTCACATGGGGAGAAGCGAACATAGGCGTTGCCCGTGGTGCATAAGGAACTATATCTCTTATAACCGGAACATTTGTGTAACCAAACATCGTGGCGATACCAGAAATAGCTGTGGCACCAATTTCGGTTGCTTTTGCGAATTTTCCTATAATCGGAATACCAGTGAAATATCTTGCAATACGGGCGACAGTAGATGCAGGCGCAGAAACTTGACCATTACCAGAATACTCATCACTTTGCAACTGCACGTCAACAGTAGGTCCCGAAAGTACTACATCTTCCATCCAAGCCACAATTTGGACAGTAGCGCCGGCGCCAGTGACCCCATTAGCTGAATCTAAATCAGAATAGATTATGAAATCTAACTGACCCATATCCTGCACATGAGTAGCTGAACCGAGGCGCAACCAATTACGTGGATTTATAAATGGTAGTACTATCTCACCACCCTCACATTTCTGAGGCCAGATCCAAAGACCTGGTCTCTGTGAATAAGGTATGAAATGTCGGGAAGATCCATCCACAACTATAGTGGATGGTGTGAAATTCTGCAAAGGTTGGTATGCAGCATACATCGCACCATAATAAAATGGAGAAGCATTAATCATAACTTTAACATGTAAATTACCACGCAAAAATGCAAAATTGGCGATTTTCCTCGAAATAACTGGATTATTAAGAAATAGAAACCATGGTAAAAGAGTTCTCTTTATACCAGTAGCGTCTGTTTCTAACCAAGTAAATGTATCAATAACAACAGGACGAGACAAGAAACTCGACAGAGCAGCTGCACTAGCAGCATCATCCATTTCTGTTTGATTGTGCTCCGCTGATTCTCCAACTCTTATACCAGTTGCTTGATCGACGAATGATACTGTTTGGTAATTGCTAGTGGTAGTATCACGTTCACTAGCAATGTCAGCCTGCAGTTGAAAGTCATGAGGGGTGCAAGCTACACACTCCCCTCTGACTTGGGTTGTTGTTTGTTGTGCAATCCATTGATTACTGTGAGTGAGTTGGACCGGCCTCAAACACAGTTGCGACATTTTTGGGTCTCAGCAACCCTTCCCTAAATAGGGATTTCGGGGATCGCCCTAGCAGAGATATTTGTGAACACCCACTCTCGGACTCATTGCATGCCGCTCGGTCATGGTCCGCAGTAACTGCATTCACAAAGGTTGCGTGGTTTCCTAATAAGGTAGACAAGTTTCCTTCGCCTATATATTGCGATTTTACTCGCAGTGAATTGGTTATATAACACTGCACATAATAATCATAGCAATGAAAGCCATTGGGCATATACGCTTCCAAGGCATATTCATTTATTATATCTTTAAAAACAGTCTTATATTCTTTAAATATATCCTCACCGTGCTGCACCAATTCAAACAGCGCGGTGTCCATCACGATTACCGCATGCTTCTCAGCACAAATTTCTTTACTTTTAACACATACAGTTAGCATTTTGTGAATAGATTCGATTTCCAAAGGGGCACATATGTACTCATACATTTTGTCTGGTCGATAAGATCGTTTAAGGAAAGTTGCATTATATATATTGATATAAGGTATTGATTCCTGCAATTTATCAGCCATAGTATAACCAATGCCTATCTCATTCAATTTCGATTGAATAGCTGTATGATTAAACCAGGGTGCAGAATCAGACACACCCATAATTTCAGAATTTTCATTTACTCTTAGTCTATATCAGCTTCACTTTACTTCCATTTTATATTTACTTTCTTTACCTTGCGGTATTTCGGTAAATATTTAATTTCCGTATTGTTTTTTCTGTTATAAACTACTTTCAATGATTTTCTTGAGATATAGTAAATTGCTTTACTGGTATCTTGATTCGGTTGTCGATTTTCTGTTTCTGTCTTCTGGCTCGG